CTGCGTTTTGAAGGGCTGAACGGCTAACCTTAACAGGATCGATAATACCTGCTTCAATCATGTTCACCCATTCACCTGTCGCAGCGTTAAAGCCTGTACCAGCTTCTGCATTTTTCAAACGATCAATAACGATTGAACCCTCATAGCCTGCATTGTAGGCAATTTGGCGAACTGGCTCTTCCAAGGCACGAAGTACAATGCTACGTCCTGTTGCTTCATCACCTGTCAATTCTAAAGCTTTAACAGCTGGGATAACATTCACTAAGGCAGTACCACCACCTGCAACAATACCTTCTTCTACTGCTGCACGAGTAGCGTTAAGAGCATCTTCGATGCGGAGTTTCATTTCTTTCAATTCAGTTTCAGTTGCAGCACCGACCTTGATAACCGCTACTCCACCTGATAATTTAGCCAAGCGTTCTTGGAGTTTTTCACGGTCGAATTCTGAAGTTGTTGTTTCAATTTGAGATTTGATGACAGCCACACGGTTAGCGATGGCTTCAGGATTTCCTGCACCTTCGACAATAACTGTGCTATCTTTATCAACAGACACTTTAGCTGCTTGACCTAAAGCTTCGATGGTAGCATCTTTCAACTCAAGACCAAGGTCTTCGGTAATAACAGTTCCACCTGTCAAAATCGCAATATCTTCCAACATCGCTTTACGACGGTCACCGAAACCAGGAGCCTTAACAGCAACGACGTTGAAAGTTCCACGAATCTTATTCAAGACAAGAGTTGGAAGAGCTTCACCGTCAACATCATCAGCTATGATTAAGAGTGGACGACTGCTTTGAAGAATACTTTCTAGCAGTGGCAAAATTTCTTGGATATTTGAAATTTTCTTGTCAGTAATTAAAATGTATGGATTTTCAAGGTCTGCAACCATTTTTTCATTATCAGTAACCATGTACTGAGATAGATAACCACGGTCAAACTGCATTCCTTCTACAACTTCAAGCTCTGTTTCCATACCACGTGATTCTTCAATAGTGATAACTCCATCTTTACCAACTTTTTCCATGGCTTCAGAAATGTATTCACCAACTTTTTCAGAACGAGATGAAACGGCAGCGACCTGCGCAATCGCTTCTTTGTTTGCAACAGGAATAGCATTGTTCTTCAAGGCTTCTACAGCTGCAGCAACCGCTGCTTCAATCCCACGACGGATACCGATTGGGTTTGCGCCAGCCGTAACGTTTTTGATCCCTTCACGAACAATAGCTTGGGTCAAAACTGTTGCAGTAGTTGTCCCGTCACCAGCGATATCATTGGTTTTAGAAGCCACTTCTGACACCAATTTGGCTCCCATATTTTCAAAATGGTCTTCCAACTCGATTTCTTTAGCGATGGTTACACCGTCATTGGTAATCAATGGTGAACCAAATGATTTCTCAAGAACAACATTACGGCCTTTAGGCCCCAAGGTTACTTTAACTGTATCAGCTAGGATATCAACACCACGTACCATAGCTGAACGAGCATCTGATGAAAATTTAATGTCTTTTGCCATACTTACTTCCTCCTCTTATTCTTCCACGATTGCTAAAATGCTAGCTTCACCAACGATGACATATTTTTCATCGCCATCTTTGACATCAATGCCTGCATGAGCTTCAACCAAAACCTGATCTCCAGCTTTTACACTTGGAGCAACTAACTCACCGCTCAAGGTACGAACACCCTGTCCAGTAGCCACTACAGTAGCTGTTTTCGTTTCTTCTTGGGCTGATTTTGCGAGGACAAATCCCCCAACAGTTTGTTCTTTTTCTTCAATTTTTAAGACCACACGGTCGCCTAATGGTTTCAACATTTGTCTTCCTCCATAATAGAATCATATTGTTAGCACTCTTTGTATATGAGTGCTAAACCATAGTTCTATTGTATCACTTGGTCAAAAATAGTCAAGGAAAAAGTCTGATTATAGCATAAAAAAGAGTTCGAGAAAGCTCTCAAACTCCTGTTATTTTAAAAAGGAAGTTCTTCCTCTTCCAAGACCAAATCTGCTAAGTCTTGACCAGCATTATTTTCACGCATAGCACGTTGGGCACGACTTTCCAAAAGTTGGAATCCTGTGGCAACAACTTCGGTCACATAGTTGGTCTGACCATTCTTCTCAAACTTACGGGTACGGAGCTCCCCATCGACAGAAATGAGACTGCCTTTAGTCGCGTAGCTAGCCAAGGTTTCAGCCAGTTTGCCCCAGACCACAATATTGATGAAATCAGCTTCACGTTCCCCGTTTTGATCCTTAAAACGACGGTTAATGGCAATCGTCGCACGAGCCACAGACTTGTCGTTGTTGGTTTTGTGCAATTCTGGTGTAGACGTCAAGCGTCCAATCATTATCGCTTTGACCAAAATACAAAAATACGCTAAACCCTTAGAAGTCTAGCGTTATCGTCATTTCTTCTTTCGTGACAACAATTTCATTTATGACTGATTTTACGATTTTTGAAGCATCTTCATAGCTTAATTTTTCGGGGTTAAAGTCCTTTAAAAGTCTAGCAAGTTTTCGTTGTCGTAAGTTGATTGTATTCTTTTTCTTTTTTTCCAGTTGTTCTTCCAAAAACGCTTTTTCAGTTTTTAGTTTTTCGTTTTTTGCATCTAATTCTTTTCTTGTTATGATTTCATCTAAGTATAATTCAGTCAGTTTATCAAGTCTGTTATTTAATTTTTTCAGTTGCTCTTTTATTTCTTCAACTTTCATTGTTTCATCATTTTTGGAAAGTGTTTCTTTGCGATATTGTGGTTCTAATTTTATTCTTGATAACTGCTTCAAAACGTTGTTTTCTAACTCGCTTTTGTCATACCATTTTGAATTGCATCTTTTTGACTTGTCTTTATGATACCTATATCTGCATTGATAGCGTTGATACGCTTTACCTTTTCTATTTTTTGAAGTGACATATAAGCCTAAAGAATTACCACAATACCCGCATTTCAACAAGCCTGAAAGCATATACTTAGCTTGAAATGGTCTGGGATTGTTATTTCTTTTTAAAGCATCTATTTGCCGTTTTTTAAGTTCTAATTGAACAAGGTCAAATAATTCTTGTGAGATAATCGGTTCATGCTGACCATCATATTTTTGCCCTCGGTATTTCACGATACCAAGATATGTTTCATTTTTGAGTAAATACTTAGTTATCGTTTCGCCCCACGGTCTTTTTCGTCCGATATGCCCTTCTTTGTTTAAATCTCTAATGATTTTTACGACTGACTTTCCGTTTAGATATTCTTCAAATATACGCTTAACAATAAGCGCTTGAGTTGGATTTACGGATAAGATACCCGTTTCTTTTGAATAGTCGTAGCCATAAGGAATAGTCGTCCATGCCATTGTTTTCCCTTTTTTGGCTCGTCCTTCTTTACCTAAAATCATTCTTTCTTTTATCTGCTCACGCTCTAGCTGGGCGAATACTGATAGCATACCAATAGATGCCTTACCAAAAGGCGTTGAAGTGTCAAAATTCTCTTGTAAGCTGATAAAAGCAACGCCATTTTTTAAGAATACATCTTCAATTAAAAAAAGCGTGTCTTTTTGGCTACGGCTCAAGCGATCCAACTTGTAAACTAACACAATATCAAATCTTTTTCTTTTCGCATCATTTATCAAACGCTCAAGTTCGGGGCGTTTTGTGTTTGAGCCTGAAAAACCGCCGTCAACATAAAAATCGTATATCTTCCAGTCTTTGATTTTACAGTAGGCTTCTAGCTTGTCTTTCTGCTCGTCTATTGAATAACCTTCCTCAGCTTGTATTGCGGTTGAAACACGAACATATATAGCTACTTTGTTTGTGTTTTTCATTGTTTTTACCCCCTATTTTTGATAAAATAGAGTATAAGAAAACACCCTTTTTAATGGTTGTTTTTTATACTGATAATCTCACGCTCGCAGTCGCCAAACTTTCAGAGCGTGGGATTTTTTATTTTAAAAAGCGTAAGAATTAAATTTATTCCAGACCTGTTGCAACTTTTGTAACCAACAAGAATGAGCCATCCTCTTGTTTCGCAAATGATAAAATAACACTCTTGTATTCTTTATCAAACGAAGTATAAGAGATTGTTTTATTTTCGTAATCATTAACTGTAGTTGTGTTAGTGTCGCTTGGTTCGCCGTGTTCTTTAATAATATCGTCATATTTAGAACCGCCTGCACCTCTATTAGCAATATCACCAGTCACAAGTGCATCAAACTGTTCTTTTGTCCAGTTAAATTTAGTATCCTCTTGTTTTTTTGAAGTTTCGTTTGATGAACTTGTTGAAATTGTTGTTTTTTCAATATCTTTACTAAGTTTATCAAGTGATTTAGCATACATAGCTTGAGTTCCAAGCACAATAGCCATTGATACTACTGCGATAACTGTACCGATAATAGCTAAAGTTTTTGGTCTTTTTTTATTAACGAATAAACCAATTATCCCTAAAATAAGCGCTAAAATAGCGATAATGAATGATAAATTATTGATGATAGGCACCCAAGAGCCAATTAAGGCAATGCCCCCAAAAATAATAGCCAAAATACCTAAAACTTTACGTTCTTGTTCCATAAGAAACCTCTCTATCAGCTTTTAGTGTGGATCAGTTATTGCACATTTTTTTAATTTACTAATGCTAAATACTCTTCTTTAACCATTGTTTCATCAGCAATGGTTTTTAGATTGTAGTATTCCATGAATTTGAGATAATCAAATTCTTTGGGGTCGTCTAATTCTCCTAAAGCATCCACCAAGAGATGATGTATCATATTTCTGTTAGCTTCATTCTCACATCTAATAAGAGTATTCTTATATTCTTCCTTAGTATGCTCTATATGTCCTAACTCATGCAATATGACTTGCTTTTGCTTATCAGGTGGCAAGTCCTTGCTCACAAATACAACTTTTATCTCGTCAATATAGATGCCGTTTCTATTCCATAAATCTTTGTCGAAGTATTCTATCTTGACCCCGTATTTTTTGCAAATTTCATTGATGCTCATTTTTTATTAAGATATATTTCTATGATGTTTTGAATGGCTTCAATATCATCTTCATTCAACGGCTTACCGTCGAATGTTTTTGCATTTTCAGCCATTTTGCGTAGGTCGGACGAAGTAAATTCGGGTTCTGTTGGTTTTTCAATTCTCAAAATATCGTTAGTAGAAGTATTAAATACTTTTGCTAAAGCGATCAATTTCTTTCCAGTAGGCAGATTTATTCCACGTTCCCATTTTGAAATTGTGGTTTGAGATTTATAGCCCAACATACTAGCTAATTCGCTTTGTTCAATATTTCTTGCTTCCCTTAATTCTTTAATTCTTTGTCCTATTTCTAGGTATTTTTCCTTGCTAACCATGACTTTTTTCTCCTTACGTTCTATAAGTCTATTATATAGAAGAAATGATTTAAAATCAAGTGAAACGATAGAAAAAATAAAAAAATATGAAAAAAAATCAAAAAAAGTGGTTGACAGATGATTTTAAATCATGTATAATAAACTTGTAAATCAAATAAATGATTTTAAATCATAAAGAAAGGAGAGGTATATGAGTAAGCCAACGATCACAATCGCAGAGTTACGAGCAAGACACAACAAGATGACACAAGCACAACTTGCTGAACTTGTCGGAGTACGCCCCCAAACAATCAACGCTTGGGAGAAAGATATTTCTTCAATCAAGGCACAACACCTTTTGAAACTTTGCGAAATTTTAGGAACAACGGCAAGCGACCTTTTAGGCGTTTAATTTTTTATAAAACATATGATTTTAAATCATATTAGAAAGGATGTATATGATTGAAAATAAGCGAAGTCAAAAACAATGCTTTCTATCAAATGCCACAATGGATTTATGAAGAACCGTACAACGCTTTAAGTGATAAAGCTAAACAAATTTATATGTTTCTTTTTGACAGACGAACTTTATCAATTCAAAATAAATGGTTTGATGAAAATGGGAATGTGTTTGTTTACTTTACAAACGAACAACTCATGGAAAAACTGAATTGCAGTAACAAACCTATCATACAAGCTAAAAAAGAATTAAGCGATTATGGATTGATAAAAGAAGTCAGACAAGGGGTAAACAAACCAAATAGACTTTATATTCTTGGAAGTGTAGAAAGTACACAAAGGAAGTGTAGAAAGTACACGTCCGGAAGTGTAGAAAGTACACGTCAAGAAGTGTCAAAAGTACACACAATCAATACTAATAATATCAAGACTGAGTATATCAAGACTGATAACATCAACTACAAAGAAGATGAAAAAAAATCTTTGTCGCAAATTATCAAATCTACAAGTGTCAAAATCAATGACCGACAAATTCAGCAAATCCAAGAAAATAACTTTATTATACATTTTTCATCCTCCTACTTATCTATTCGAAGGAAAAGAAAAAAAGTTACAAGATTTGTAACTTTTTTTAATAATATTAATCTCTATGGATCATAAATCCAGTTGCTTGTTGATTGGCCATGATGGTCATATCTGTGATTTGCACACGACGTGGTTGACTGGTCACATAAACTACTGCATCAGCGATGTCTTGTGCTTGCAAGGCTTCGATTCCCTGATAGACTGTCGCCGCCCGTGCCTCATCTCCACGAAAACGAACTTTTGAAAAATCCGTCTCTACAATTCCAGGTTGAATAGTGGTCACCTTGATATCTGTAGCAATGGTATCAATCCGAATCCCATCTGAAAAAGTTTTAACTGCAGCCTTGGTTGCTGAATAGACTGCTGCACCCGCATAGGCATAAATACCTGCGGTTGAACCCATATTAATGATATGACCTTGATTGGCTGCAACCATGGAAGGTAAAAGGCAACGAGTAACCGCCATCAATCCCTTGACATTGGTATCTAGCATGGTCAACATATCCAACTCATCATAGTCCTGATATGGAGCTAAGCCTAAAGCAAGTCCAGCGTTATTAATCAAGATATCAATCCGACCTACAGTCTCTAAAATTTCTGAACAAACAGTCTTTACCATGCTCATATCTGTAACATCTAACGGAAAGGTCCAAACATTTTGATTCGGAAAGGCTCCTGCGAACTCTGTTTTTAGAGCTTTGAGTCTTTCTGTTCGGCGACCTGTGAGAACGATATTCTCACCTTTTTCTAGATAAGCACGCGCAATAGCTTCACCGATACCTGATGTTGCACCTGTAATCACTACATTTTTTGCCATCTTATTTCCCTCCAGCGAACAGCATAGATAACTGTTACGGATTAAGCTGTCCAATGTTTGGCTGGATCGAACGGAGTCCCAACAACTTGGTCGTCTGACAGTTCAATGACACCACGTTTTTGCGGAGCATTTGGCAAAGCAAGTTCACGAGGACTACACATCATCCCAAAACTCTTTTCCCCACGAAGTTCCCCTGGGAAAATGAGATTGCCTTTTGGCATCATGGCTCCAGGAAGAGCAACAATGGTTTTCAAACCAACACGTGCATTGGGAGCACCAGCAACGATTTGTACTGTTTTGTCATTCCCAACAGCAACTTGGCAGATATTGAGGTGATCACTATCTGGATGTGCAACCATTTCTACAATTTCTCCAACCACAAATTTCGGTTCCTTGTCGTTAATGATTTCTTCAGCAAATCCTTGAACCTGCAATTCTTGGTTCAAACGTGCTACTTGCTCGTCAGTTAAAAAGACTTGCCCGCGATTCTCAATCTCAAATAAGCTAGAAACTTTAAAAATGTTCCAAGCGACAGTCTCACCAGTTTCTTTTAGGAAAACACGCGCTACATTACCTTTACGCTCAACATCTAGTTTGGCATCTCCACTGTTTTTCACGATGACCATAAGGACATCGCCGACATGTTCTTTATTATATGTAAAAATCATTCTTTTCTCCTATTTCAAACTTGCTAAAAAGTCATTGATTTGCCCCTTGGTTTTACGGTCACGATTGACAAAACGTCCAATCTCCTTGTCCTTGTCTAAAACAACAAGACTTGGAATCCCGTATACATCCCAAAGTTTAGCAAGTTCCATGTACTCATCTCGGTCTACCCGTATAAAAGTGAACTCTGGATTTGCCTCTTCAATCTCTGGCAAGGCAGGATAGATATAACGGCAATCGCCACACCAATCCGCAACAAAAAGGAAGACCTTCTTGCCATCCTGCTCTACTAGATTTGCTAATTCTTCTATATTTTTAGGAGAAATCATAAGACTTCCTCCTCGTAGATGAGATCTTCATCTTCATAGACAAAGGTATAGTGACGACCATCTTCAAAAATGACACCACCAACAAGACGTTCTAGGCTACTTTCGTATACTTGGACATAGAGAGTCCCAATCTCACCCATTTCTGAGAAATAGTCACGCACAATAGCCGTTAACTCTTCCTGTGTCTTCATGAGTTTGTGATCATCAGCTACTTTCTTAGCACCAAAGGCAAGTGCTCCAAGCCCTGCCACGACTAAACCTGTTTTAATAATATTTTTCGTTTTCATGCTAACATTGTAACACAAAAAGGCTCAAGGAACAATGAAAAAGAGAGTGGGACAGAAATCGGTAATTCGTTAGAATTCGATTTCGTCGTCCCACCTCCGCACAGTTGAGTAGGGC